ATATGATAATAGATTGACTTCGTTCAATATGAATTATAAGCCAGACGAAGACGAATGGACATGGGATGTATTTCAAAATTCCGCAGGGCAAGAAGACATTAACAATTATTCTAAAACCATTAAAAAAATGGAAACATTGTTCCCAAAAGAAGATTGGGATGGTATTTGGAACAGAATTAAACATGTTCCCGCTGATGTAGTCAACGCAAGATTCGCCGCACAATTAAAACCCAGTAGAAAAGCAAGCGGGCAATTAGGTAGAGAAGAAGATGTTACAAATTATAAAGCGGATAAAGAATATCATAAGGATTATCATGGAGTCAAGAGCAGAGATTATTCAGACTTAGTAAGTAAATTAGAATTGTTTTCCAAATAAAATGTGAGGAGGTTGTATGAATAAAAAAGAAATAATTTTAGAGGCATACTATAAAGATCCAACTTTTAACAGAGAAAAATTAGCGAGAACACTAGGAATAGATAGCGGTACAATAAGAAAGATAATAAGAAAAGCAAAGAAGAGCACAATAGATATAGGGCATAAACCGTTAGAAGACACAATTGAATTCAACAATACCTCAGAGAATTCCGCAAAATTAGATTTATCATCCATAACAATTAACTCATTAGAGAAAGCCTTAGAAGTAGCAAAGGTTGATCTTACCGAATGGAAAGTGGACCGATATCATATAGGATCATATCAGGTAACTCTTAAACTGAAAACAGCCACAGAATTAAAGAATAAAAATGGAGATACCATATATGAAGAAACTCCTAAAGTAGTAACCATGTATAAAATTCAAGTATGGTTGAAGAAGCTTGATAATATTGTATGGGTGAAAGCAATTAGAGAATTGATAAAAGAAGTTCCGAAAATCACTACCGAAATTCCTAAAAAGTTGGGCGATCCTAAAGGTGATTTTCTTCTGGAAATTGCATTGATGGATGTACATTTTGGAATGTTGGCATGGGGGAAAGAAACAGTAAATGACTATGATATTCATATTGCGGAAGACTTATATCTACATGCCATTCAGGATTTATTGGATAAAACAAAAGGATTCCCCATATCAAAAATACTCATGCCATTTGGAAATGACTTCTTACACATAGACGATCCGACAAATCTGACACCTAAAAATAGCAATCTTTTGGATACAGATAGTAGATTAATAAAGATTTATACCAAAGCAAAGAAAGCCGTTATAAAAGGAATTAATTATTGCAGAACTGTTGCGCCTGTTGATATTCAATGGATTCCCGGAAATCACGATCCTAATATATCATTTTATCTTTGCGATGTTATCGGAGAAGTGTTTTCGGAAGTATCGGATGTGCATGTTGATGTATCGCCCCGATGGAGAAAATATTATCCTTGGGGAAATGGGCTTATTTGTTTTACTCATGGTCTTGAAGAAAATCTAAGGGACTTGCCTTCTATTATTGCAACAGAAGAACCTAAACTTTGGAGTGAATCTAAGTATAGAGAGATACATATAGGGCATAAGCATAGAAAGATGGAAATGAGATGGACTAGTGTTGACACTCACCCAGGAACTATTATCCGAATGATTCCAAGCATTGCTACAGAAGACGCATGGCATTATAGAAAGGGATATATAAGAGGCTGGTATGCTGCCGAAAGTTATCTATGGGATAAGAGTGCAGGGATGGTTGCACAATTCACAAGTTTGATGAATTATGATAAATACAAAGCAAAGGATAAAAAAACTAACATACCGTTATGGAAATTGGAGGGTAGAAGATGAAAGACTTAATTGATAAATATTTAGTAGAGAATTTTGACAAGGAAATAGATGATTATAAAACTTTAAATGATGCTGCCCAAAATTATGGGGATGGATATAAAAAAGGACAGACAGAAATATGGTATATGACTTCCAATTCTTTTAGAAATTTATCTGCTGGTTCAAGATTTTTAGAAAAACATGGAGGTCTTCCTACCGTTAAGGACTTAAAAAATACTCATATACTTTTGGGAGATATAAAAGAAACCGATCTTGATAAAATATTTAACATGATGCAAGGAGAAGAATATTCGCCTAATGGTGAAGCTCGTTCTTTGATAAGAAATAAAAGATTGCAGCATACAAGTATGAGCGTAGGAGATGTTATAAAATCAAAAGGAAAATATTACATGGTGGATAATAATGGATTTTATCCATTGGAGGAATAAAATGAAAAATATAGAATTAGGGAAAATAGGAAATGTTGATGTTGATGAGGTATATGGAAAAGTAGAAAAGGATTTCCTTAAAAAATATAAGGATTTAGATAAAATATGGAACCATGTTATCAATGGAAAATCTATGGCAGATTGGATGCGAGAAGATTTTGAACCTAAATTGGAAAAGGCAAGAAAAAAATTAGAATCCCTTTCAATGAAGGATGCTGCCATAGAAAAAGAAGTTAGAAATTCAATAAGACTAACTCTTGCTTCCAATGCTTATTCATTTGCTAAAATGCATGGCCTTACCAAAGAAGACAAAACCATAATTGCCAAAATAGATAATTATATAAATGAAGAAGAACAACAAAATTTAAATAAAGCGGTAAATGCTTTTATTGATGGCGCACAAAAGATTATAGATACTTACTTCCATAAAAATTATGAAAATCTTAATCCCACTAAACTGGTCACTAAGAAAGGCGGAAGATATATTAAAGTAATTGCTAAACTAGGTGGTGTAAAAGGAAGTGATTCACCCGCACATGGAGATTCGGTATGGGCATTTATCGATGCTAAAGAAGGACCGACATTCGGAGATGTTTATAAAGCGGCAAGTTGGAATGCCCCGGCAAAGGGAGCAAGAGGAAATGTATTCAGTCAGCAAAATGGGATAGAAGCCGTTGGTGTACAAGGTAGTATTTGGTATGCTAAACAGGGAGGAAGATGATGAAATTTAAAGATTTTATATGTGAAGAAAATTTTAATATTGAAAAAGATGTACATGAATTCATATCAAAAAATGAATTCTATAAACACTATAAAACACCAGAAGATTTTCAAGGCACATGTGACGGAGTATCTTCGGATCTTTATAAATTTCTTATTGATAAGGGATATGATATAAATTTGATAGAAGGTATTGGAGCAAAATTCAAATTGCCCGAAAATCATCCTAATATTAATATACCACAATTTATAAGTCATGTAGTTTTAAAATATAAAAATAAAGTAGTGGATCTAACGGGTATGCAATTTGGATTTGATAAAGTAAGAATTATGCCTCTATCAGAATTTAAAAAACAATTTTCTAAAATAAAACCATTTGAAGCATGGAAAAGATAAATGCATTACCCTTCGTTTACTTCCTGTACTTCTATATTGAATTTCTCTGTTTGATAAAACTTATGTCTTATTTCACCATGCTTTTTCAGAAACCTAACTTGGTCACATATATCGAATATAAATGATCCTTCCTGTTTGTTTTCATGCAATCTGAGAGTTCTTCCAATGCTTTGAAGGACTCTTATTTTTGCTTTAAATGGAGATGCCATTATCATATATTTTAAATTTGGTATATTAACTCCTTGAGCCATTATTCCGTATGTGGCAATGAGAGCAATATTAGTTTTCCCTTGCATCATTTGTTGTCTCCAATCTTCTCTTGTCTCTATGTTGTCTTTCCCAGATAAAAACACTACTTCCTTTTTTGTATATTTCTCAAGGCATTTTTTTAACATATGCCCTTCATCTAATAATCCAACCAAAAGTAGTACATTATGATCCAATGATTCCACTAAATTTGCAATAAATTTCAATCTAAATTGATTCCTAAAAATTATATCTTTTATTTCAAGATATGTTCCCTTGGGTGGATGTAAGTAATTCATCAAAATAGCTTTTACGTTACATTTACTGATAAAGCCTTGATCTGCTAATAGACCCGAAGGATAGTCTTTCAATATAGGTCCGATATATGCCTTTGTGTTCCAATTATCCAATTCATTACTATGCAATGTGCCTGTAAATCCGAACTTATAATGAGCAGTTGATAATGACATTATTTTTTTCAATTCTCTGCTTTTGCATAAATGTGTTTCATCAACTATGACGATATCATAATTTTTTAACATCTTATGATTTTTAGAAAGAGATTGCCATGTAGATATTACTATATCTTCATCCCATTTATGACTATCGGCATATACCTTTCCTATACTATATTTTATACCATAATCTACCATATCGCTATGAAATTGTTCTATTAAAGAAAGTGAAGGAACTACAATAAGTGCTTTTTTGGCAAGTTTATTATCCAATAAGTTCTTGATAACATATGATATTACAGCGGACTTTCCACTAGCAGTAGCCGATCTAATTATTCCCTTTGCATATTTCAAACATGATTCTATTGATTCTTTCTGGTATGGTCTTGGTTGTAATTTTAAATCATATTTTATTTCTAAAGGAAATCCTCTGAATATTTTTTTAACATCTTCGCTTATTTCTAATTTTACTTCCGGCCATATCGCTTTATGAAATCTTATATAGTCAATCAAGAGTCCATACGGAAATGAATGGTTAGTTCCATTGATCATGCATGTTTTTCCGTTCCATTGTCCACTTCTATATAGCGGCATATGATAATATCCTGAAACGTGTTTTGTAAATGAATCAATCATAGAAGTTATATATTTGCGAGAATTGGTTCTGATGCGAATCTTTTTCTTGTCTTTCATTATCAATTTTACTTCTATGGCTTCTTCAAACGGAGCACATACAAGAGCCGCCGGAATTGGTTTGTAACTCATGCTCCCATTCTCTCTATATCACTATAAGTTTTCATTCGCCACCCTAATTGATCGAAGGCTTTGTAAGCAATTTCGAAGAATCTTACTCTAACCTTTTGTTTAGAAATGATTCTTTTCATTGCTATAATTTTCTTATCAGATGGAATGCAGAATTTTTCTATTTCAGGCTTCTGCCATTCATGTTCATCTTCAAATCTATAAAATTTATATCTAAGTCCTACGAGAAGTTCCATCTTGCTTTCTAAGCTTTCTAATTTCTGCAATTCTTGATAATACAATTCCTTGTATTTAATTGTCTTTAAAACATTTTCTTGAAGACGTTCTGATATATCAGTTTCATTAAAAGACAGCATGGTTTCTATTGGATGCTCGGCTTTTAGGGTTTCTAATATTTGTTGTTCTTCCGATTTTTCTTCTTCCATTTTTACCTCCTATAGTATAAATATAGTATAGCATAAAATATATCGAAACGAAATATCGATATTTACATTTTTAACATGTTGAGGTACAATGCCTTTGTATGGAAAAATTGGATAGTGATTTTTTGGAAAAGATCATACTAAAAAGCATGATCACGAATAAGGATTTTCTTGTTTTGATATCCAGAGTTTTTGAATCCCATTTTTTTGATGACCCCAATATACGCCAAATATTCGATTTTTCTAAAAAATATGTAAGCGATTACAATCAAGTACCTTCAAAAGAAATAATAATAAATTCAAGCAATTCAAGGGAAGATATAAAGAACATATTAGATAATGTAGAATCGATTGATTTTGACATAAACAGACACTATGAGTTTTTGTTAGATCAAACTAATGATTATTTGAAGGAAAAGGCATTAAAGGGGGCAATCCTTGATTCGGTGGATAATGTGGAAAGCCCAGAAAGACGGGGAGAAATAAGAGGAAAAATAGAAGATGCCTTATCGAGAGATATCAAAATAGATTTAGGATTGGATTATTTTGGTCAATTGAAAGAAAGACTTATAAGAATGTTTTCAGTAAGTTCAAATAAAATTCCTACTGGATTCCCAGAATTTGATGAATTCATTAATGGAGGATTTACACCATATACTCTTAGCATATTAGTAGCTAAAATCCATGCAGGAAAATCCAACACAATGGCTAATTTTGCTGCAAGACAAATAATGATGGGGTATAATATCGTACTTCTAACCTTGGAAATGTCAGAAGATGCTTTTTCTCAAAGGATGGACGGTATTTTTTCGTGTTTAGATATCAATAGGATATATTCGTCCGAAACGTATAAGCGTCGGTTAATACAAAAACTAAAGGAGGTAAAAGAAAAACCAGACAAAGGAATATTAAGAATTAAGGAATTTCCAACTGGTAGAGCATCCGTTATTGATTTTAAAGCGTATCTGAGGGAATTAAAAATGAGGAATTTTACTCCGCATATAGTATATGTGGATTATGTAAATTTGATGAAATCTGCTTTGAAATCAGATAGAAATATGTATGAAGTAGTCAAAGTAATATCGGAAGAATTAAGAGCATTATCATTCGATTTTAAAATACCAGTAGTATCGGTTTCACAATTAAATAGAGAAGGCACCTTTGTAAATTTCAGGGAGTTGGATTTCAATTATGTTGCCGAATCATTGGGGCTTGCGGCAACTGCCGATTTTATGGCTATATTAGGATTAGATGAAGATTCAATGGTTTACCAAAATGAGATGTCTTATAAAATAACTAAAAACAGACTTGGGGGGAGAGTGGGGCAAATAGGAAAGCTTTATCTTGACAATCGAAGTCTTAAAATGTATGATAGTAGCGAAACAGATACATGGTTATTAGAATCAGATATATCGGGGGATGATAGAGAATTATATGTAAGAGAAAGGGGAGAACAACAAGGTAGTAGGGAGACAAGAAGAGGCAGAAGAAGATGACAAAAAAACAAATACGTTTATTAGAATTGTTATGTAAACAGATTTCAAGTTGTACTAAATGTGGTTTATATAAAAATGGAAGAGCGTCCCCACGTTGGACTTCTGACTCAAAATATTTGATTATAGGCGAAGCCCCCGGTTATACTGAAGTTAGAAATAATACTCCGTTTGTTGGAGCAGCAGGAAGGGTACTAACCGATATTTTAGTAGATTTAGAATATCATAGAGAAGATTTTTCTATGATCAATTCTGTTAATTGTCGCCCCGTCGATGGAATGAAAAACGGCAAACCTACTGACAGCGAATTGATTTTATGCCAAGATTGGCTTAGAAAATTTATTAAAATTGTGAACCCCCAGAAAATAATTTGTCTTGGAAATTATGCCAAGTTTTTTTTTACTAATTCCACATATGGAGTTTTAAAACAAAGAGGAAATGTTTATACTGCTAACATAGACAACATGGAAATCCCATATATGATAACGATCCATCCGGCATATTGTATTTACAATGAACAAGGAAAAGATATTCTGACAGAAGACCTAAAAATATTTAAAAATATTGAAATAATACAAAATCTTTGGTTTGATGAAGAGGAATTCAATGTTTAAGAACATATTTTATAACACAAAAAGATCACAGATACATCTTTATGAACAGATAAACGGGCAAGATATAGAGGATATTATCGACTGGGTTCCTTATGTATTTGTGCATTCTAAAACATCAGAAATTAAAACAATTTTTGGAGAATCAGTAGTTAAAAAAGAATTCGATTCCTATTATGATTTTAGTAACTTTCAAGAGGAACATGCTGGTAATGAAAATATTTTGGAAAATGAAGTAAAGCCTGAAATACAATTTCTTACTGAAAGATATAGTGGAATTCCAGATGACGAAATATCGGTCCCCAATTTATTAATTTATTTTCTTGACATAGAGGTATTATCCAATGAAGGATTTCCAGATTATAAAAACCCCAATGATCCCATTATACTTATTTCTATCAGAAATAGCAAAACAAATGAAACGACTACTTTTGGGTATGATCCCTTTTACAATAAAGAATATACCGGCAAAGAAAAAATAAAATATGTGAGATGCGATAATGAAGACGAATTGCTTATAAAATTTGTTTCTTTTATGCATGAAAATCCATGCGATGTTTTGAGCGGATATAATTGCTACTTTTTTGATTTGCCTTATATTATCAATCGGTGTATGGGTTTATTCGGGGAAGAAAGGGGCAAAGAAATATATTCGATGATGTCTCCATTAAATTTTGTGAATGTATGGAAACAAAAAAAATCAGACGATGTTAATATAGATATAGCGGGCATTACTATACTTGATTATTATGATGTTTATAAGAGATATGGTAAGAAGCTAGAGAAATATACTCTTGACTATGTATCAAAATTCGTGTTGGGAGTAGGTAAAAAAGATACGTCAATGTATCAAAGTTTATCTGATTTCGCAAGGGCAGATTGGAATGGCTATATAGATTATAATGCGGTTGATTGCCAAAGGGTTCACGAATTAGAAGATAAACTTGGTTTCGTTCGATTGATACAGGCATTAAGCTTGCTCTCTAAATCTCCGATGAAATATTATAATTCAATGACGCAATTAATAGAAGGGGCAATGATAACACATTATAGGAGAAATAATCTTTGTGCTCCTCATTTTTTTGGCGGAAGTCAAGAAACATTTCCTGCCGCATATGTAAAAAAGCCAGATATAGGATTACATGAATGGGTTATCGATGTCGATATTACAGGAAGTTATCCTTCTCATATTATAACATTGAACATGTCTACTGAAACATTTTTTGGAAAAATAACAGGACTGACGGAAGACCAAGTTGTATATTATGCTCGTAAAAAGAAATTCGAAGATTTCTTTTTACTGAAATACGAAGGGAGGAGTTGGGGAACTAAGGAAATAAAAGGATCTAAATTAGATTCTTTTAATGCTGCATTGGAAAGGGGAATTTTATCAATATCCCCATGTGGAAGTGTCTTTAATACTAAAAAAATAGGAGTGGTTGCACAAGTCGAAAGAAACGTTTTCTTCAAACGAAAAGACGTTAACAGATTGAAAAAACAACTTGATATTGAAGCCAGGGATATTTCAGATTCGGCAGAAAAGAAACGCAAATTAGACAGAGTAAGCGAATTGAATTCTCTACAATGGGCATTGAAGATTTTTTTAAATGCCTTTTTTGGTATAATGGCGGTGCCTTATTCCAGATATCATAATTTATATATAGCAGAAGCCATTACGTCTTGTGGGAGGCATACTATCAGGCAAGGAGAAATTTTCTGTAATGAACTTCTGAATAATCCATCCAAAGAACTAATAAATGAGGTTAGAGAATTTTCCGATAAAGAACTAAAGCCAACTTCTTTGGATTTTATACATTATATAGATACCGATAGTTTGTTTGTAGGATTAGGGAAATGGATTAAAGAAAAAGGATTGATCGATGATTGGGTTAAAATAAAAGATGATGAAAATAAAATAAAAATATTGCAGAAAATATCAAGTGTCATGGAAAAATATATAGACAATAGAATATTTAATGAAGTTCAGTTAATAGATTATAATTCTCAAGTTCATGATTTTAAAATTTCGTTCAAACAGGAAATCATTGCTAAAACATTCCTTTGCGTAAAAAAGAAAAAATATGCATATTGGTTGGTTAATAAAGAAGGAATTCCAAAAAATGAAATTTCTGTAACAGGATTAGAAATTGTAAGGTCGGATAGTTCGGAAGCAGTAAGACCCCGATTAAAAATCATTATGGAAATGATAATGAAACAAATGCCATATGATGAAATTTCATCTACTATCAGAAAGTTTAAGAAAGAGTTAAAACAATTGTCTTCAGAAGATTTAGCGGCAAACATAGGCGTAAACAATATACGGAAATATATAAGCGAAGGCAAACCAAAGAAGGGAACTCCTTGGCATGTGAAAGGTGTTTACAATTACAATATGATGATTAATCATCTTAAATTAAAAGGCAAATATGAAACCATTCATGAGGGATTAAAAGCCAAGGTGGTATATGTAAAAAAGAATCCCTTTAACGTAGACACCATTACATTTCATACATGGCCGGAAGAATTCAATGTATTGCTTCAATATGATGTGGAGACGATGATAGATAAATTTTTTATAAAGAAAATAAAATTTTTGTTGGACCCAATCGGCAAATCACACATTATAGAAGATAATAATAAAATTAGTTTGTTCTTTTGATTTTACGTTTATAAGTAGGGGCAATTATGCCAGTTATATTTTTAATATCTTTACCACAAAAAGTACATCTATAAAGAGTATCGTCTATATGGATCTTTGCTCCGTTGCATTTGCATTTTTCTTCAATGAGTTTCTTTTTTTTCATGTTTTTGGTGGTGCTGCTGGGTTTGGTTTTTTTGTTTGTCCTGTGGGGTCAACAGGAAGTTCAGTTTTCGTTTTAGTAGGTTTGGATTCTATTTTTACTTTGATCCATTTTGCTTTTTTGTCTCTTAAATCTTTTATGACACTTATATCGACTTTTTGATTTTTATCAGATGCATGATCTAATGCTTTTTGGATAATATCAAGATTTTTTTTCTTTTCTATATCAGTATAATCGTCACCCACTTCTGGTTCATCTATTGCCAATGCTTTCTGAATTATACCTTTTTTATCTTCGTCCTCATCGTCGTCTATGTCCATTTCGTTGATATATTTATAGAATCTCATATTAGTATATCCTCACTTTTTTTATTTTTGTTTCATCTTTGGTCTTCCAATCAACCTCCGATTCTTTTCTAAATGCATTACTCATAACTAAACCAGAAAAAAGCAGTCTGTCACCCTTTAATGACCAATATCCTTGGGCATATTTCTTATTGGGAGACATGTATAAATCCTTCGGTAATTCGCCAGTTTGTTTAATCTTTGTCACTAGATTTTCATCATGAAATCCCCATACTTCTACTTCCTTTACATCTCCTAATATTTTGTCTACAAGTTCATACGTTTCGGGGCTTGCTTCATCATTTCCTTCAAACATTTCTTTCTTGCCATTCTTATATATCAATATCCCTATAGTATTTTTATCATTCGCTTCGGCAGAAATATATATAGAAATAGGCCAAAGGTCAATTTCATTATCAGGTAGGAATGTGTAATCAAAAAACTTTTCTAGTAAATCTTTTCTGCTATAATAAGGAACGTCTCCTAATATTTGTAATGCTTTTTGACCTGCTTTTGAAAACATATTAAGGTAATACCCTATAGATTTTTTTAATGTTTTATCATCATCATACCACATATCGAGCAAAGTTTCGGCATTCATTTTAGCATTTTTGCTCATTGCATGATCTGATACATTTTTAATATCATTCAATGTTATTATAAATCTTGAAGACTCATTTATAAAGTTGAAAAACTTCATTTAGTAATACCCTTTGTTTTTTCAAATGTTCTAAACCCAGCAAGACCTAACATAGCCAATACCAATTCCATTAGGTTATCGGTCCCTGCAAGTCTTGGAGCGACAATTGAAGATTTTGCAGCAGCTAGAGCGAATACCGTTAAATCATATCCCACAAACTGCCACGCAAGAGCAAAGGCGCATACCCATCCTATCATCGGTCGCCACCCGGCAATGAATACATTTGTATTAGCAGCTTCGATTTTATTTATTTCTATTTGCCCTTGCTGCAATTGCGCCTGAACATCGATAAGTTTAAGATTTATGTCTTGTTGAAGTTTTGCTGCAAGATCTTTATCGGGAACCAGTTTGTTGATTATCCCAAAAATGCTTGTTGCTGCGTTTGCGATTGCATCTACAATTAACATAATTCCTCCTCATTCAAATTTTTTTTGGAATCCTTGTATTATTTATATAAAAAAATATAAATAATTAGTGAAATGAAACGAATCTTGGAATCGATAGATAACTATTTGCTTATTTTAGAAAAAGACGAAAATATTAGATCATGTCTCAAAGCGGTATCAAAAAATTCATCTATAAAAGAAATAATTGAAATAATTGTGAAAAATAAAAATAAACAGGAAGAAATATTGCTGTCTTTGGATAAGGATAAAAGAGAACAGGTACAAAAATTTATAGACGGTGGAATCTTATAGGAGAAAAATATGGGAAAATTTGGAGAAATTTTGTATGAACAAAAAGTAGAAAAGGAAGCAGATAGAAAGCTTAAAAAAGAAATCAAACAGAAGATTCTTCCTGAACTTCATTCTTTGGATATGGAAATAGAGGGATTCATTGAAAAACTGGAAGAAAAAATAAATGAAATAACAGACAATCCAAACTTTGTCAGAAAGGCACATCAACTGCTTGCTAACATGAGCAAAGAGCATAGTGAATTTATTTTAGCACTAAGAGCGGTTGTTAATGCTTTGGACAGAAAGGGGCAAGTGATACCTCAGATAGATTTAAAGAGTCAAGTGAGAGATATAAATGCATTAGAGGATAAAGAAGAAAAGTAATGGATATTCTACAAAAAATAAATGATGCCATTAATGATGATGAAGATATAGACGAAGTAGATATAAGCAACGACGAATATATTTTTCAAAGAATGGCGGATTTTATTTTGAACTTGGACCCAGACATTCTTTCAGATGAAGAATTAGATAAGTTGTTAAAAATATTAGATGAATTTGAAAGAATTGCCGAAGAAAAGGTAGAAGAAGATGTCACTCCGCTTGTAACAAGATTGGCTAATAAAAGTGGTGGACTCAAAAAATCATATGCAAGAAAATGGTATAGGACAAAAAAGGCAGAAATTAAAAAGAAAAAAGAAAGAATGAAAAGATCAGCAGAAGGAAGAAAAAGAATGAGGGGCAAAGACAGAATGGAGCAAGCTGGTCGAACACCAACAAATAAAGATAAAGTTAAATATAATGTATAGGAGGACGAAATGAGTGTATTAGACAAGATTACTGCTAAATTGGATTTGCTATATTTGAAAGAGGAAGACTTTAAGTTGAAATTCAAGAAAAAAATAGGTGGTGCTGCATTCGATAAGTATTACAAAGAACACTTACTGAAATGGAAAGTATCGGATTATAAACAACTGAACAAGAAGAAACAAGAAGAATTCTGGACAGAGTTTCAAGAGAATTGGGACAAACATCCAGACGCATTAGACTTAGATGAAGCACAATCAGGAGACAAAGAAGCATACCAAAAGTTTTTTCAAGGTAAACTTAAGAAGTATGGAGTAAAATCCCCAGCAGAATTAGACGATGAAAAGAAGAAAAAATTCTTTGATGAAGTAGATAAAGAATGGAAAGGAAAAGATGAATCTACAAAAATAGGCGAAGCATCAGAAATACAGTATAAAAAAATGAAAACAACAGATTGGAAAGACTTATATACTGCGGCAAAAGATAAAAGTGGCGAGTATATGGATTTTAAGGATTTTGAGAAAAAATATGGAAAGATATTAACGTTTCCTCACATAGAAGACGCATTAAAAAAGGCAAAGAACTATGATCAATTTATCAAGCTTATTAAAGACTTTGAACAAGTTGACGAAGCACAATCAGGAGACAAAGAAGCATACCAAAAGTTTTTTCAAGGTAAACTTAAGAAGTATGGAGTAAAATCCCCAGCAGAATTAGACGATGAAAAGAAGAAAAAATTCTTTGATGAAGTAGATA